TACAAGATAATCCTAATCTATTAAAACTTGGTGGCGAAAAAAGATACGCTACATTTTTGTTTACAGATGTTAGAGGCTTTACCAGTCTTTCAGAAAAACTAAAACCAGAAGAAGTTACTGAGATAATGAACAAAGCATTAACAGTACAAGTAGAATGCGTACAAAAAAATGGAGGCATGGTAGATAAATTTATTGGTGATGCTTGCATGGCTATATTCTCAGCACCTTTAGATTTAAAAGATCACGAAGACAAAGCAGTAAAGACTGCTATTGAAATGCAGGATCGTATAAAAGAACTTAATAAAGAATTATCACATGAGATTGCTATTGGGGTGGGAGTAAATACTGGTACAGCTGTGGTAGGTAACATGGGATCTGATACTAGATTTGACTTTTCAGCTATTGGAGACTGCGTAAATATAGCAGCTAGACTTGAGTCTGGTACAAAAGAAGCTGGAGTTGATATACTTATAGGAGAAGAGACTGCCAAAAACTGTAGTTTTGAGTTAAAATCTTTAGAAGCAATTAAAGTTAAAGGTAAAGAAAAATCTTTAAACGTATATACAATTTGAGGAAAGATATGGCAACAGCAAAAGATGCCCTTACTGCAATAGAATCTCATGAAAGAGAATGCAAAGCATTATACAAAAGTATTGATAGAAGACTAGAAGACGGTGCAAAACGTTTTGATAAGCTAGAGAATATGATTTGGGCTGTGTATCCATTCATACTAGTATCAATAGTTTTGTCGCAGGTTATTAGTTAATGTCTAAAGTTTTGATAGGAATTATAGTAGTTATGGGATTAGCTACTTATTTACTATGGAATGAAAACTCTAAACTTTCTGCTCTTAATCAAGCTTTTGAACTAAGAAACCAAGAACAAAGGTTAGCAATAGAATCATTACAAAATGATTTTGCTTTACAAACATCGAGCTTACTAGACTTACAAAGTAGAAATCAAGAGATTCAACAAGAGATGTCAAGATACCTTGACATATTTAAACGACATAACTTAACTAAATTAGCCGCAGCTAAACCAGGTTTGATTGAACCAAGAGTAAACAAAGGAACTAAAGATGTATTTGATAGCATTGAAGAAGACAGCCGTAACATTGACAGTCTTGATGATGGCTTGCAGTTGCAGCCTAATACCAAGTAAACAACAGGTTGAGGTTATATCTAAACCTATAGAAAGAACTATAGTTCAACCCGTAATGCCTAGAGAAATAGATCTAAAAGATCCGTATTGGTATGTAGTGTCAGATAAAAATTTAGAAGAGTTCTTAGCAAGAGTTGAGAAAGACCAAGGTCAAGTGGTATTCTTAGCTATGTCTGTGCCCGATTACGAGCTCATGTCATATAATATGCAGGAATTAAAGAGGTATATAAATGAACTTAAAGAAGTTGTTGTCTATTACAAAAAAGTTACTACAAAAGAAGGGGAGTAAAAATATGAATATATCGCAAGAAGGATTAAGTTTAATTAAAAAGTTTGAAGGTGTTGAATACAATGCTTACAAATGTGCAGCAGGCGTATGGACAATAGGATATGGTCATACTGCTGGAGTTAAAGAAGGTGATTTAGTTTGTCAAAGAGAAGCAGAAGAAATATTAGATCAAGATATAAAAGAGTTTGAAGGTTATGTTAAAGATAGCGTTACTGTTGATCTTGATCAAAATCAATTTGATGCTTTAGTATCTTGGGTGTTTAACCTAGGGCCTGCTAACTTAAAAGCTTCAACCATGCTTAAAGTATTGAACTCAAGTGATTTTGATAATGTGCCTGCACAAATTAAAAGATGGAATAAAGCTGGTGGCAAAGTGCTTGAAGGACTTATAAGACGTAGAGAAGCAGAAGCCTTACTATTTGAAGGCAAGGAATGGCACGAGGTTTAATATGCCGTTAAGTAAATTACAATTTACCCCAGGTATCAACAAAGAGATGACTGATCTTATGGACAAAGGCGGCTGGGCTGACGGTAATTTAGTTAGATTTAGAAAAGGATTACCAGAAAAAATAGGAGGTTGGCAAAAATCAAACAACAGCTCTTACTTAGGAACAGGCAGAGCACTGTTAGCATGGGTTGATTTAGAGTATACAAAATATTTAGGACTAGGAACTACTTGGAAATATTATGTTAATAGTGGATCAGACTATTCTGATATAACTCCAATTAGAGCTACAACAACCAATGGTATTACTTTTGCAGCAACAAATGGTAGTGCTACTATAACCGCAACTGACAATGCACATGGAGCTGTAGTAAATGATTTTGTAACTATTAGTGGTGCAGTAAGTCTTGGCGGTAACATAACAGCAACAGTTTTAAATAAAGAGTATCAAATAACTTCTATACCAAGTGCAGATACATTTACTTTTACAGCTACTGCAACAGCAAATGCAAGTGATGAAAGCGGTACTGGTGGATCAGGAGCTGATGCAGCCTATCAAATAAATGTAGGATTAGATGTGTATGTACCATCAACAGGTTGGGGTGCAGGTACATGGGGTGCGGGTGGTTGGGGATCAACAACCGCACTATCAGAAACAGGACAGCTAAGGCTTTGGTCACACGATGCTTTTGGTGAAGATTTAATTATTAATCCAAGAGCAGGTAATATCTATTACTGGGATGAGTCTAGTGGTGAAGATAATAGAGCTGTAGCTATTAGCACTTTAAGTGGTGCTAATCTTGCACCAACAAAAGGTTTACAAGTTATAGTAAGTGACATTGATAGACATGTTATTGTACTAGGTGCTGATCCTATTGTTGGTAGTTCTAGGTCTGGTTCTATAGATCCTTTACTTATAGCTTTCTCAGATCAAGAAAGTGTTACAAATTGGGAACCAACAGCTACCAATACAGCTGGATCATTAAGGCTATCATCTGGATCACAGATAGTTGGCGGATTAAGATCAAGACAAGAGATACTTATTTGGACTGATACTTCTTTGTATAGTATGCAATTTATTGGTGCTCCGTTTACTTTTGGATTAAACCTAGTTAATGAAAATGTAGGTCTTATATCTCCTAGTGGCATGATTAATGCACCTGATGGTGTCTATTGGATGGCTAGAGATGGCTTCTATACTTACTCAGGATCAGTTAAAAGATTAGTTTGTAGCGTATTAAATTATGTATTAGATGATATTAATACTACTCAATCATTTAAAACATTAGCTTTTACTAACAGAGAATTTAATGAGGTTGGTTGGTTCTATTGTTCTTCTTCTTCTGAAGAGATAGATAGGTATGTAACTTATAACTACCTAGAAGGTGCATGGAGCATAGGCAATCTATCAAGAACAGCATGGATAGATGATGGTGTATTTGAAAAGCCTAGAGCTACAGGTAAAGACAGCGATGGTGATGGCTATGTATATACACATGAAAGCACTGATGATGATGACGGATCACCTATGGATAATGTTTTCATAGAGTCTGGTGATATAGATATAGAAGAAGGTAATCAACTGGGTTTTGTTAGCAGAATTATTCCAGATGTTAAATTTTTTGGTACAACACCTACAGATGGACAGATCAATTTTGTATTAAAAACTCGTAACTTTCCTGGAGAAAGCTTAACAACTAATTCAACTAACAATATTACAAGCACTACTCAACAAACATTTACTCGTGCTAGAGGCAGACAGCTTGTTCTTAGAGTTCAATCAGATGATGATGCAGCAACAGGATTAAGAACTGGTTTTAAATGGAGACTAGGTGCAAACAGGATTGATATTAGAACTGACGGCAGAAGATAATGGCCAAGCTTCTTGCAAGTAGATTACCTCAAGCAAGTGGTGAGGTTGATGCTAATGTATTCAACAGATTAATAAGAATCCTTGAGTTAAACCTAGGAACATTCGATCCTAGCTCAACACCACAGTTTAATGATTCTCAAATTTCTACTTTAGCTTTTAACGTAGGTGATGTAATATGGAATACATCTATTGGTGTTTTACAAGTATATATAGGCAACCAATGGGTACAGTTACACACTCCGAAGAATCCACAAGGCTTCGAGACAACTGCATCACTAGGATCTGTTTCTGTTAAGACAGATGGAAACATATCAATTAATGTAACAACCTCATAAGAGATGATACATAGAAAAAATGGTACACTTAAAACAATATTGTATATAATTTAGTTATGAAGAAATCACACAAGAAAATTTTAAAAACATTAGGTGGAATAGCATTATTAAAAAAATTACTTCCTGGACTTAGAGATGATAAAGATTTTGATGTTTCAAGTTACATGAATGGTGGCATAGTTAATTTTTTTACTGGCGGTAGTGTTGGTGGAGGTACTGGTGGAGGTATGGATTTTGGAAAAATTGCTAGTGCTTTAGGTGGTTTAAGTGGGGGAGATGAAGAAAATAAAGCCATGCAAGGTTTTTCTATAGGATCATCTGACATAAATACTCCAGATATAAAACCTGGTAATCCTGAAGCTGTTGATGATGCTCAAAAAGATTTTAATAAATTTCAACAAAGTTTAGAAAGAGATACTTCTGTTCAGCTTGCTGATGGTGGTATAGCTGGTTTTGCAGATGGTGGAATTTTGGATATAGATTTTGAAGATGATATTTTTGAAGACAAAGATTCTTTTGGTTTATCAAAATCTGTAGCACCTGAATATGATGCTACAACTGGAAAATATGTATTGAATGGTAAAGAATATGACTCTATTTCAGATGCTGCAAACGATACAGAAAATATTAATCAAGCTATTAGAAAAACAAAAGCAGGAGAAATGGCTAATAGATTTGAGCAAGCACAAAGTTTTATGCCAGAAACCTATGGTCAGACTGAAGGTCAAATGATCAAAGGAACAGGAGCATCAAAGGTTGACATACAAAGATTTAGAAGGGGTGGCATGGCCAATGAAAGAAGGGCTGAAGATGAAAGAGAGTTTAGGTTTAATGATTATATGTTTGATGATTTTGATTTTAGTGATATAGACTTTGGTGACTTTGGTGGAATTATAAACCTACCAGGTGGAGGTGGAGGATATAGCTATACACCACCAACAGAAGAAGAGATTGCAGAACAACAAGCAAAACAAGCAGCAGCTAGATTAGCAAAAGGTTATGGAGGATCAGGTGCAGCAGGTCGTAGTAGTTATGGCTTTCAAACTCCTGGAGCATCTATATCTATTAATGCTAGAGATGAAACACCAGATGCTTACAGATTCTACCCTAGTGAAGTATCAAAACTTTATTCACAAATGAAAGGCACACCTTTCTCACCATTAGTGGCACCTCCTAAAGAAGCTACTTATGTAGATGATCTACAACCAAGAAGAATAACCAGTCAGTTATATGCGGCTGACGGTAAATTTGTAGATAGAAGCGAATTAATTACAGGCCCAGGTGGAGAGCGTGGCGACAAGATACCAGCCATGTTAAGTGATGGTGAGTTTGTTGTTAATGCTGAAGCAGTTAGAGGTATGGGTGTGGCAGCAGGTGCTAACCCACAAGACGAATACGAACAACGCCTAGAAGGTGCACGTCAAATGTATGCTCTACAAAAAGAAGGCGAACAAATGATGAGGAAATACAGATAATGGGAAT